CCCGCTGTTTTGAACTTTGTGCTATCAAACACAAGGTCTGCGTATTTGTGATTATCGAGAGACGCCAAGATTGGAAGGGTTGCATCAGTAAAGTTAGACCCAAGGTCTTTAAACAGATTCTCAACTCCTGGTAAAACAGCCGAACCCTGCCAAGTAGTTGTTGTTCCAGACTCTACGGTAACTGTAACAGTTGAATCTGATTCATCTGTACCGTAGGCAACATTTTTGTGTGCGACAAACCAGTACGGCGTTGCGTGTCCGTAGAATTCTGCCTCCGCTATCGTGGGCGTGTAGAATTCAAGGGCATTATCCGAATTAACACGAACATGCTGGCCTGTGGTTCCCAAGGGTAACCCAACTTGGTTTGCCAGTTGGCTAACAACTTGGAACCCTCCAAGCGCACTGTCATATCTTGCCTCAACAATCTGACCAGAAGTAATATCTCCTGTGGCTAAAGGCACATCCTTGCGCTTTGTTAACGACTTCGCACCAACTGCGTTTACGTTTAAGGTAGCTTCTCCATCATTGGCTGTGTTTGCCTTGAAGGCTACAGTCATCCCATCCGTATATTCAGTAATGGCAGGCGTAAGCGTTATGGCATACTCATCAGTTGTCCCTGTGTCAGCAGCATAATAGACAGCATCCGCTTTTAAATCGGCTGCCGTGAGGCTGTTCTTTAACGTGCCATCCTGATTAAAAGATGTGTTGTACAGAGTTTCAAGCCCGTTTGAAAAGTCTCGAAGTACCTCAAAGTTGCTGTCCACCTGAGTTGATGAAAGAGCTACGGTCAGGTCTTTCCTAAATGTTAAGTCTGCTGCTGGCATTGTTAGTTTGTCCTTATAAGTGATTCGGTATCGATTCTTGCGGCATCAAAAGTTCGCCCACTAAACTGTACGTCAATCAAGCCGCTCGCTTTAATTTCATCTTGAAATAAATGTTGTCTAAAATAACAGGGGATAAGGCTTTTTGTTTCAGCATTATCAAGCGTCTTGCTTCCCAGCAAGGTCGGGGCTTCCGCTTCGTTTCTCGTTCCATAGATGTTTACTGTTACCTCTGGGTTTCCCGTTGTCTTGCTGCTGAGATGGAGAACATATCCCCTTAAATCCTTCTCGTCTAAATTGTTTCCGAAGTTTGTTAACCCGAATTTCATCAGGCTTTCGTAGGCTGTCTTGGCAGCATCGCCCCTCCTGTAATAAATAGACTTGCCGGTGGTGGCGGCGTCTCCCCACTTCAAGCTATTGTCCACTTTTCCGTATGTGTACACCACCCCCGTGGCATCCCCCATGATAAACCAATCTTCAGACTCTTCAGTAACCAAGGAGACTTCTGGCTTCTTTACACTCGCCGCCGCCGTGACTGGTACGTTGGTGGTACTGAATGTTCCGTAGCGATAGTCGTAGCAAAGAACCTTGTCGGTTGCGCCTGTTCCAAACACCCACACCTCCTGTGTTGGCGTGTTGTGGACTGAGAATATTTTTTCAGTATCCTCAACCTTGGCTGTGTCATAGAAGTTGTTAGACACCGCATCGGCGGCGGGAATTTCCCTTGGTATTCTGGAGGAGAGATCGAACTCGTAGAACGAAGATCGCCCCGCATAAACATGTTCACGCCCATTAACGTCAACTAGCGTGTGGCGGTAATAGAGGCTCTTGCCACCAGGGATTTTAAGCTTGGTTACATTGAACGGAGCAGCGGTGCTGCCAGTATACTCCATTAAGTAAATGGCCGTGTCCCTGTAGACCACCAAGTTCCCCTGCAATTCTGCCATTTTGAGAATGCCACTCCCGTCGTCTTGGATATCATCGTAACCAATGATGCTGCCCACCGAAGTCGTTGGTTGAACTGTTGCGCTGGTTACAGTTGTTACAGCATTTTCAGCAAGGCGTATGACCCTGCCGCCTTGTTCAATCAATGTGATCTTTGCTATAAGGTTGCCGCCATTGGTTCCTGCGCCTGTTATCGTTAGAGAGTCACCGACGATCAGGGATTTGGCTGGCCATGCAAGCGTTAGAACATTGCTTTCGCTCGCCATTGAACCTTTAAGCACTACTCCCCATTCCTCTGGGTAGTCAGGCAAGCTCCATATCAGTCTGTATTGGCGGCGTGTGGTTGACAGTGAGTAAGCATTGTAAGAACTGGAGTTTTCAAGCTGAAAAGATCCTGACTGTACGGGTGCATCTTGGTCTACCACCACCGCAGTCGCACTGATAAACTTCTTTATTTTTCTGGTTTCACCGCTGTCCCAGAGAATGTTCAAGCCAACCATGTTGGATGAAAAGTAAGCATCTGACGCTGTCACCGTGTAGCTCCCAGTAGCGTCAGATTCATCAACCAGAAAGAATGCTAGATCATTTACGTTGCTTGAGGGAGCGGTGTCCACCTGTACGGAAGCCCCGCTGCCTCCGATTATCTTTGTTTTAAATCCGTTTGTGAACCTGACATATTTACCAACATCAGCAACATCAAAGAAAGCTGTCGTGGCTGTTATGTCTGTAGTCGAGGCAGTCATGCTTGCCACTGTTGGCTGGCTAAACCTTGAGCCAACCTGTGACGCGGTCACTGTCGTGCTTTTTGGAGACATCAGTGTGGTCAGGGCGGTGCTGCCTATCTCACTCACATCCCCACATACCAGGATTCCGTTATAAGCGGCTATGGTTCCGACATGGCTTATGCCCTGCTCCCTCATCTCGTATATAGGCTTAACGGAATCCCATTCCAGCCTGTATACCTGTGGAAGATCGACTCCATTATTAAACACGGTATAGCCGTTGATGTTTAGAGCCTCCCACCTGTTGCCGCTTGAACTGAAACCGCTTCCTATCTGTACCCAATCGCCAGTATTTCCTTCGGTATAACCTGTGGCATAGTCATCGGCATAGCCCGCAACTGATGAAGCAAACCTAAACAACTTTGTTTTGGTTCCGACAATGACGGCAGTTTTCCCGTTGGGCCGACGCGCGGAATGAACTAAAGTGATCTCCTCGTTCAAACCCACGCCACCAGGATACGGCTGGCTACCCAAGTCTCGTTCCTGATTGCCCCAGAACCAATCGTACCCCTCGCGCTTAACCTCTCGATCCAGATCACGCCGCCAATCCCTCTTTATTATGTAATTCTCAATACCAGCCTCAGTTTCGGACACCCTCGAAAGAAGTTGTCCGCCTTGACTTGGTTTGACAGTTACACTTTTAAAGCGGGGCATGGTTACAGGATAATAAACATACTGCCAAGGACAGTTTTGTAAACCGTTCCAGTTGGCAGGGCCGCTCCACTAGATGATTTCGGGACAAGGTGACCACGTTCAGCCGACACAACCGCAAATAAGGTGAGGTTGCCCACCAGCGAGGTGTCAGTGCCACCTGTAGTGGCTTCAGTTAAGGTCAGTAAGCCGCCTCCCTCAAACATAATTTTATCTCCTATAGCCGCAGTAAGTCCGTGAGTGTTTTCTACGGTTACCGTCACTCCATCCCCAACTGCTTGAAGGGTTTCATCTACCTTAAAATATCCAGTCGATGTAGGTAGGTTTAGAAGGTTCATGTTTGAGTTTGTTTCCCCTGCCTCTGCCTGTAACGACAAGCTGGTGTATGATGGCATTCCACCTATGAGCCACTGACCATCACCCCTGTTGGAGTCGCAGATAAGATGAAGTAAAACCTTTTTGTTTGCTGCGTCTGCCGTGGATGGAACGACTGTGATCCCGTCAGACAGTACGCCTGTAGAGTTGTTAAGCAGTTTCTCTGATCTCCTAGCAAGACCAAACCCTGTTGCGTTGCCAGACGGTGATGTGCTGGCCTGATCTACATATGTTATTTGTGTGGTGGTGGCGTTTGTCACCTGTGCCTTAACCACGTTGTAATAACTGGGAGTCATTCCTGTCACCGTCACCTTGTCTGATGTCGTTATGCCGTGACCTGTAGGCAGTGTCAGGGTCAGGTTCTCACCAGAGTAAGTGCCTGCTGTTGGGGCAAACCCTTCAACTCGGATATCCACCTTGCCGGACGCGCCTGGTTTATATATCGACATGCGGAAACTTGTCCCGTCGTAGACATACCCCTTCGTGTTGTCAGCCAGCGTTGATCCAGCAGTTAGCTTGCCTGTGATTGTGGTTGCAGCAGCGCTTGCATTTGCAGATAGGACGAAGGTTTGTTCACTTTCAAACGTGACTGTCTGTCCTGAGTACAGTGCCTGTGGCAAGGCATCGACAGTCATGCTGGTAGCACCGTCCGCATAGCCGCTTGAGTTGTTAATAACAACATTCTCTTTTTTTGGGTCTGGCAAAACAATCGTCTGATCGCTGCCCGAATTCATAATACACCTGTAAATCCCATCAAGCTGCTTTGCGGAACCAGGAACTGTCAGCACACTGCCGTTCTGGGTGTGTGAGCTTTGGATGGAGTAACGCTTCTCGTAAAGAGTATCGATCTTTAGGTTGCTGATGTCACCATTGCCAACGGTTAACTTGGCAAAAGGAATATCGCCATCAGAAACAGAAAGCTTACTCCACACTATGGCGGCACTGCCTGATATATCAGCGTTTAATACAGTACCTGTGAGGTTTAGCTTGGAGTAAGGAACCGTTGCCAGTTTAGCGGAGTCAATTGCAGCACCCGTGTTGATGTGGGTGTTGGTAATTCCTGCACTTGCAGTCAGTGCCAGTTTGCCTATCGGGATACTTCCAGCCAGCTTGCCTTCAGCTATGGATCCAGCAAGATCATCATTGGTCACTGCTCCAGACAGGGACAGCTTTGAATAGGGAATTGCGGCAAGCTTGCTTGAGTCAATCGCGGCAGACGCATTGATGTCTGCGTTAACAATGCCTCCCGTCAGGGCCAGCTTACTGTAAGCTATCGCAGCACTTGAATTAACATGGTTGTTGGTTACGCTTCCAGTATCCAAAGCAACCTTCTCCTGCCATTTTAGGTAGGTGGCGTCGCTTGTAGCAAACTCGTTCCAGGCATAGACCTTGGGAATGGTTGTTGACCCAGCCTGTCGCACCCATAGGTACTGTTTCCAAGCCGTGGTGACGGTTGCGTCTGGTACATCTGGGCTTCCGCCCACATCAGTTGTTGAGATTAAAGCACTCATATTAGCAATTAGAGGTGACTACGTCGGTGGTACATATTGTTGTAAAAAGTCTTCCTGTTCCGTTCTGTTTTTTAATGTCAGTTCTGGAACGTGTGTTCAAAAAAAGATCACGGCGCTTCCTTCTGAAGGAGGCAAAGTAGGATTCATAAAGTTTCAAGTCGTGATCTACCTCGCGCTTGATGTGTGCCTTCACATACTCGGCAACACACTCAGACACGGGTGAATCATAGCTGACCTTGTCTGTGTCGCTGTGATCTGCCCTCTCTCCCTCCCATGTAAGCTCGAGAATCTCTGCGTCCACCAGACACGGGTAAACATAAAAGTCGCCAGCCTTTCCAATAGCCATGTATCCCTGTGACCGCTCCATGATCGGCGTGTCGCAGATCAAATCGTTTTTGTTTGAGTAGCTGTACGGAATCAACGGGTATCGAATGCATTCCTTGTCTGAACTGTCAGTCACCGAGGCGTCAGCATCCACATCCGTGATAACCCACGCCTGTATGACATTCGCTTGGTCTGGAAGCGAACCAGCAGAGGCATTGCCTTCAGTTGTTAAGGGCTTAATTCCGGCAGGGGCTGTGTTGTTGTATCGGGTGGACTTGGTTGATCGATAGAACGGGACATGAGATAGGACAGCCTCTGTCCCACCTATGATGTATCTGTCGGTGAAGCTCGTTGTGCCTAGACGATTGGCATCAACCGTCAACAAGGTTTTTACGTCTGCTTTAAACTCACTCCATGTCATAGCTTCCTTTTCCTACCCCGCTTCTTCACCTCTGCCTTGGCCACCTTTTCCACGTTTAAAATATCCTCAACCTCTGGCAAGTCTTCAACCTCCACCTTTTCCGCAACTTCCGCATTTTCTAGTTGGGCCAGTTGGTCCTGAGATACGGTTGAGCTTCTCAAGTTTGGTGCTTTTTTTTTAATTTCCTCAATCTCAGCCCCAGTCATTCGGAAAATTTCCTTAACCTCAATTAACGCATCGAGTGCCACTTGTTCTGCCGGATTTGAGGTGGAGTAGAAGCCTGTCCAAGCTCCGGCTGAATGGTCGTATGGCGTGAACCTTAGTGCCGTGCCATTGACTACGATTGATCTGTTTGCGTTGGCAACGCCGTAATGCTTTTCTGGCATAGTCTTAAAGTACGCTCCAGTTTTGTTGGGTCAAAGGAAAAAATGGGACAGGGGCTTTCGCCCCTGCCCCACAAGGCGAGCAGTTTAGCAGAGAAAAGTTTAGTCAGCCCCGTTAGAAACTTGAGCTATTGACACCCACTTTGTTCCTGTCCACATCAGTGTGATGGCGTCGTCAACATTATCTAAGGCGAAATCTGCACCACAGGCTATGTTACCAGTCCCGTTCTTAACTGTGATGGTTACGTCTGCTGCCGCCTGAAGCACTACAATTTGTCCTGCTTGAGCCGTCACAGCGTAGTTAAGTGTCGCGAGATTGTCAGCAGCACCACTTTGCCCCGCTAACAAATGATATGAGTCAGTTGCGGTAGCCGCGTCTGAAGCAATCGTGAGGGTGGCTCCCTTTGACAGAATCCTGCCCCTCTTAACGTGTTCCTTTACGTCGGATAACGTATCGTATGATTTTATCTGTGCCATAATATTAAAAGTTATGGAGCGGGGGAATTACCCCCCGCCCCAGTGATTACTTTAAGACAGGTCGCAGCCTGCAACTGTCATGCTAGGACAACCGTCCGTGAAGTTCTCAATCACAACATGCCTGTTGGGATTCCCAACTCGAACTTCGAATGTCTTCGAGTTCAGGATGTAGTGGTTGACGTTAGGCTGAATGACACAGTTGTAGATGTCATTGTTCACATCAGTCTGACGCTTCACGCTGTTCGTCTTGATGATGTTGATCGCAATATCCGACCAGTCAATCATCCAGAACGTCCGCGCACGGGTTTTCATCCCAGCGGCCAAGGCTGTTGGCGCACCAACTGAAGCAGTCAGGCGGTCATCGAAGTAAGGATCGGTGAACACCGCCAAAGACAGACCGTGATCAGGAATGTCATACTTGTTGTAGGTGTAAGCAACCTTGCCCGTGACGCTGTCCGTCAGCTTCTGACCAGCTTGGATGAACAACGTAAGATCCGCACTATATTTAGCCTTATAGTACTTGATCATTATGTCGTGAATCTTAGCAGCCGTAAACCTGTCGGTCATACAGTCGATGGTATCAACTGTGCCAGCGGTATTCTCACGCTCTCGCTTAACTGCGTAGGCAGCTTCAAGAATCGTGTCGAGGTTCAACGCAGCGTTGGCACCTGGATGCACACGCCCGCACTTGTCCAACTGTGTCCGAATACCAAGGGTGTTAGCCTTATATTCAAGGTGACATGTTGCATCTGCCGAGTCGTAGACCTTTGGCAGATCGGTGTAACCGTTAACGGTTTGCTTGTCGTTAATGGCTTGGCCGTAGAACACGGTGTTATAGAACGCCCGTTCCTGTAGTTGCTCCTGCTGCTTACGCTGTTGAGCGAGCGGCAGGCTTCGGAACTTCTTGAACCAATCAGAAGCATACGGTGCTTCCAGTGCTTTCAAGTACTCGTCATTGAAACAATGCGTCCAACGCATCGTTTGTTGCCAGTACTCAATAAGACTCAAGTCGTTAAGCGCCGGTCCTTGGTGGCAGTAAGACTCATAGTCACTCACGCTGTTGGCCATAATCGAGAGCGTTCCCGCAATCGGTTGGTTCTTTTGCTTGAGTAGTTTCTGAGCGTCTGAACCTGAAACAGCAGGGCCAGTACCTTGGTAGCCATTCCATGTTGCCGCATCAATAGATGGAACAACAATAACTTCAGCGGCTTCGTAGCCGCCCACACTGTTAACAGTCTGGTTGGTCAGCGACTTTGCACCGAGAACCTTCATCTGAACGCTGTAGCTATCAGAGTCTGCTCCGGGTGCGCCAATGATTCCATTGCCGTTCGTCTCAACCATGATATACATACCCGGCAAAAAGAATCTGCCTATGTTATCAACGGCTGACTTGTTGAAGTTTTGCGTGGTTATCCCAGACCCTGGGTCTGGGCCAAGGTAAACCTTCAGCGTCCATGCATATGTTTCCCCAATAGCAGCAGTCGCAGCCGGGTCTTCCATCGGAAGGGCTGCTCCAGCACCTGTGGTTGCTGATGCATCAATCGTAGTTCCACCAGAGGCAATCGCCGCGTCCGTAGTCGCTGGTATTGATCCAGCATATACTTGGAAGTAATGCGGGTTCAGTGCGTTCCGCTGTGGAACCAAGCTGAATGGTGCAATGATAGATTCACTTCCACCTCCCTTTGCCGTTGGCAAAGAAACGTGCCGACTAAGGAGAAGATCCGTAAGGGTTCTCTCTTGTGCGCCTGCAAGCCGAGCCTCTTTAGTCTGGGCAATAATTCGGGCCATGCCGACTTCGTCCATTCCTTGAGCTTCAAACTTATCTTTTGTCATTGCCGTGAAGCTGGCCTTTGTCAAGGTGCAGCCGCAGGAGTCGTCAACAACTAATGCGCGCGGTGTACAATTATCCGTGGGGAGTGTCCTTGTGCCACTTCCATCCGAGGATACGTTGCTTACAATATTGGTAATTGCCATAATTTAGTCCTATACTATTATTGGTTTCCCTTACAAGAAGGTTTAAGTGAGACTAACTACGGCTAGACGCTACGCAAAAAAGATCACATATTATGTGGCAAATTGGCTTTACAAAGACAGGGTTCTAACCCTTCCGCTGTTCTGCGGAATCAGTCTTTCATCTTGAGTATGTCTATAATGTCGGAGCCAACTGTTGGAGGGTCTTCAATTGCCGCATTATCTACAGCACCTGGGCCAGCACTTGACTTGGATTTGGGTGGGGTAATCGGCTTTGTTTCCTGTGTCGCCCTCCCTTTTTTCTTCGGTTCTGCGGCGGAAGTTTTTTTCTGCCTTACGAATCCCATCTTAGTAAGGCGTTCTTCCTCAGATTTTATTGTGTCTTGTGCTTCTTTGACCGCGTTTGCACCTAACATTTTCAGCACATCATCAGGTGTGAACGTCCACTTCCCGTTCGACTTACCGTCTTTAACAAGACCAGCGTACTCTGTTGGTGTGACAAATTGAGCGGTGTTTCCGTAGGAATCCTGCCTGACCAACTCATTGCCACCGTTCTTTGAGAAGTATTCTGCTTGGTTGTTAACGAAGCCAAGCAGCCATGAGTGATTGTTGTTTGATGAGTTAAACGGAGTTATACCGTTGCTAATATTTAGATACTCCCTTGCCAAAGAGGTTGCAGAACCAAGCTTATCCTTGATGATCGACACTTCATAAGGGTTGTCTTCCTCAACCTTGTCCATACCTTTCTCCCTAATCAAATCACCTAGTTCATCTGGAATCATCTTGGGGATATTGGATTCAAACTCCCTGATGCTGTTCTCTATTCTAGGTTTTGCCTCGAGATTGTGAAGCTTCTGCTCCATCTGTCGCTTATCCTCCTCAGTAGCCTGCCGTGCTTCAGCAACCGCTTCCTCCTTCCACATCATCCTCTCAAGTTTCTTGGATTCTGATTGGGTTAAGGCTGGCTTGTTTTTCTTGATGAAGTCTAAGAACTCCTCGTCATTTGAATCAAGTGTTCTATCAGGATCTTCCTGTGCCTTGGTCGCATAGTTGTCCAGCTTCTTGTAGAAATCCAAAAGCTTGTTGCCCATGCCCTTGTATTTGTCTGGCATTTTGGATTCTGCATAGCGCGCCAACGACAACTCTTCACGTTGCTCCTCAAGGAGGCTGGCTTCGTAGGTGTCTTCTGGCTCTTCCGCCTTTGCCTCCTCTGGCTTTGCCTCTGGAAGCTTGTAACGCTCAAACTCCTCACGAACCGCATCCCTTACATCAGTAGGGGTGACTGGAGTTTTAACCTCAAAGGTCTTGGGAAGCTTCGGCTTTTCCTCTGGTTCTAGTTCCGGCTCCTGCTCTTCTGGCTCCGGCTCTGGTTCAGGTTCCTCTGGAGGGGGTTCCTCAACCTGTTCAATCTCAACCTCCTCCTCCTTTACAGGCTTGGAGATTAAACCTAGATCTTCATACAGAGAACTTAGGAGCGGGTCGTCGTGTATCGACCCCGGTTCCGCAGGCTCTTCGGCTTGCGGCTCTTGGGCTTCCGGCTGCTGCTCTTGCTGCTGCTCTTCGGCCTGCTCAGTTGTTTGCTCTGTTGCCTCATCTTCTAGTACTGCTTGCTCTGCCATAAATTACTGCATTGGCGGGGCTGTCTGCTGTGGCTGCGAACCTTGGACTGCCTGCACAATCGCCTGGATATCCTGACTGTTTTTCTGGATAGCCTGCCCTAGTTGCTGGATAACTTGCTGCGTCTGATCATCAGGCGCTGTCATGTCATCACTTTCTCCAGGTGATAACTCCAACTTCAGGTCGATACCCGCTCCGCTCAATCGGAATATCTCATTGATAATTTCAAAGTATTTCTCTTTTCCTATAGCACCCAATACTTGAGGCTGATTCAGAACTTGAATCAATTGAACCAACACATTTGCAGCCTGCGAGTTACTGGCTCGCTCACTACCATCCCTGCTGGTGAAGATGTAGTCATGCATAAGCTTTCGCTTGCTGCCTATTACCGTGTACCTCCGCTCCATGTCGGGATCCATCAGGTCACCATCGCCCATCTCTACCTCAAACCCCGCTCGTTCAATAATGCTTCTACTGTATCGCCCTAGAACAGGCAGATGTATCGAGTTGCTGCCACATGACATGAGGCTTTCGTAAAGCACCCGCTTCATTGAGGCACGGCCCTCGTCTATTGCATCAGATATGAAAGTGTAAACGCTGTCTGTCGTGTTGCTGATAGACAAAACCTCAGTCGCAGAGATTTCCCTTGGTGCTGGCTGGCCCTGCTCCTGTGGTGACAGTGCCATCAGCTTCTCAGCCATAGCCAGCAGTTGCGTAATGGAGTTAAAGATGCTGGTAAGGTTACCGTTAGGCTGGCTTCTCACGACCTTGAATACATTGTCAGCGTTAGGCTCAATGCCTAAGTCCTGCAACTTGCTGAAGCTTGCGTCCAATGCGTGAGTGGTAGCGTAAAAATTCTCCCCCTTCATTGTGTTGCGGAAGTCCTCAAGAGCCTTGTGTCCCTCGTCGTTGTCCGGCCACATGTCAGAGTTAATGATGGCCACAGAGAACAGGTCTGCCTTTGCAGTCTCAAGCAACTGGCTAAACAGGTTTGTCAACTGATCCTGAAAAGGCATCAGTTCATGGGCGATAGATATGTTCAGCAGTCTTGAATCGTTCTCGTTGTAGGAGAACACGGAAGCTGGTGCGCTTGGGAGTATCTCCGCATAGACAACGGTGAACTCTCCAGCCACCTTGAGGTGTATCCATACTGGGTATGGGTAGGTTCCTATCCCATAATCCCTGGGAATTACCTTGAAGAAATACTCCGTAATAAACACAGAGGTGTCCCTCTCCTCGCCGCTGTAGTATCCAACCTGATTCTTCCTGTCATTGAAGCCCGTCAGGTCATCATCAATTTGAGGTGGGGTGATGGTTGTGTAGTACTGGTTAAAGTAGCTGGCATACTTGCTGAACAACCCTATCTGCCCTGTGCTGAAACCTACATCCTCCCTGTTAAAATAGTTTGGGTTCTCTACGATATCCCCGAATCTCCCTATGTCCCAGAATCCCACATACTCACACCCCGTGTCGGTGTTGAGGCTTGGTAGCGGATAATTAAAATCATAGAAGGTTCTCGTAGGATGAGGGGCTACCCAGCTTACACCCTCGCGAACCACCTTGGTTCTCTTCTTTGTTTGGGTTCCCTCTGGTGCGTACTGTTCAGCGACTGGAGTTTGTTCCCAATGAACGTCCCTCTCCCACGCAGCCCTTGGGAACGCAACACTGTGGCCGTACAGGAACATGTCCCTAATTAACTGTGTCTGAAAATGTCGGTAGTTGTACTGGTCAGCCATGACATCGATGCGTTGACTCAACACATCCGCCCTTAACTTCCCTGCTGCCTCGGTTGTTCTCGGTTCATACTTGAAGAACGGATACAGGTTGTTGAACCGATTGCTCTGTGCAGCCAAACGCCTGGTAACGAAGGAACGAATTAAGTTTATATTTACCTCAAAGAACTTGGGTAGGTTAACCCCAACCACCTTGCCCTTGGCGTCCTTCTTTACATACTGACTGGTGTTCTTGAGTTTGCTCAACTCTTTCACACACGACTGCATGTTGATTCTCTTTTGCGCGTACAGCACAAGAGGAACGATCTGTCTGGTGATTGGAGTGGAATCCCAAGCCAGATCAACTGACGAATAGAGATGGTGGTTCTTGAGCGACCAGATTATATGCTCAGAGATTCGAGAACTGATCATGTCCTCGATCTTCTCCCTGTTCTCTATGTCTTTCTCAATTCTTTTTCTCTCTTCTTTTGGAAGCTCATCAAGCTGTGGCTTCGGTGGCAGCTTGGCTGTGAACAACTCCCTCAACCGTTCGTTGGTTGTCCCTGCTTCCTTGAGTATTTCGAAATCTATCATGGCTTGGATACTTGGCTTCTAACACTGCCTCTTCTTGGAAGTGAAAGAGAAGTGCCACATGTCCAGGCACCTTCCCCCTTTTCATCCACCGTATGAGTTGTCCGTATGGGATGCAGCATGTGGCAGCTAATTCTTCTAATGTGAAATTAACAAAACGGCAGCACCTTGAAACCCTGTCGGATGACCAGCCATTGAGGATGCCTGCCTCTCTCCAATGTCTGTAAGCCCTGTAAGCTCGAGGGTTTTTAACTCCATCTAGTAGGAATCTCCTGGCTTTTGTTTGGCTTTCCCTGCCATGATCATCATTACAGGGACGCCGTCTTCCTCGTTTTTTTTACCATCCTCGTACCCTTCAACGCTTACCTTGTTAATGGACAAGACAGCCTGATCAGATGTCTGCTCATCAAGGCTACCCGTGATGGTCATGGTGCATTCCTCTCCCGGCTCCTTGCTTGAAAAGTAGCCAGCCAGCCCCTCGTTGTCATCGAGGTTAAGTATGACCTTGTCGTTAATATTATTTAGTGCCATAGAAATCCTTACTTTTAAGGTAACTTATCAGTTAACTCCGCAATGTATTAAGTGTGGCTGCACATTTTCCTGTGGCAAGTAGTTTCTAGCACCTGTTAGTTCCATTTTTAAAAGGGGATATGAAATTGAATCAAACTTGTGAATGTATTTTGAACGCTTGGGCTTGATGCCTGTCTTGTCATCCCCCTCCAGATTGTTGAGCGTGTCTATAGTGTTGAGGCACACGGCGGATACATAGAATTCATCTTGAAACAGCTTGCTCTGGAGGATTCTGACCCTTGCTTCAACGCTTCCGCTACCCTTCGGACACCCCTGCAATTTGATCTTTCCGTTGCTAAACCGCTCAATGTCCCATGAGTCATAGCTGCCTTCGCCACCGGGATGCCATTGGTTGATACTGCTAGAGTCAGAGATGTGCTGGTACTTGAACTCATACCCCATTCTCCTGTCCCACTTGGCCATTTTCTGGAGAATCTCCTGCACCAAACGCTTGTACAGAATCCTCTCACCCAAGTGGTCAGCCTCGTCGATCACCATCCATACCAGCTTGTCTTTAGTTGGAACTAGCTGAAGGAATGTCACAGAACTAAACACCTGGCCTAGATCGTAACCCACTATGATCGGGTATCCTTTTACTGGAACAAGTCCGTTACCGCGCAAGGCATCCCCTTTGATATGGGCTGACGGTTGGAAGTAATCCTTGAACAAGGCTTCGCCTGTCGGCCTGTCCACCCACTCACCGTCTATCAGTCGGCGCTTCTCTATGGGGTCAGACCTGAGAATCCTGTAAAGATTATCCACATACCCAACAGGCAGGCGATTCAAGTTCTCCGTGACTGGTACATGATAAACCTCCATGTCCGTGTCGCGATCACCTGTCTCCTCATCGTAGCACTCTTCGAAGAACACCTTGTACACCCAGTGGCTTGGCCCTTCTGGGTTGCAGGATGCACAGTATTGTTGCGGTCCTTCTATCCCGCGCCGCCTCCCTAACTGGGCGGCTGGGTAGGTCAAGTATTCCCTGCCATCACAGTTCGTGATCTCATCCACATAGACCATCGATGGGGCTGGCCCTTTTACCCGTGACTCAACTGCTGCTGCGTATGGGATAGACACAAGCAACAGCTTAGACCATCCACCGAAACGGTTCCTGACCCACCTGTGCCTGTCCTTTGTGTTTGGGTCTAGCTTGGCAACTGTTGTCTCCAGCCCAATCCCATCCTCCCATGCCGGAATGATAAGCGTGTCCAGATCATGCCAGATTCCCTCAGACCCCGTCCGAATGGACGGTGCAATAATTAACACCAACGCATTATCGTTCTCATACGAATGTCTTATAACCTTGTGGCCAAAGGCTATGGTTTTCCCTGACCCCTTCTCTCCGTAGCCAAGCACGAACCTAGCTGGGGTATCAAAAATCTTCTGCTGTGTGGGGTTTAGATCAGGTTGCCACTGACCCTTGGGCTTTGGCTCTGCCTCAAGGGTGGAGACAGCCAGAACATTAATATCTTCTTCCTTATAGTAGGTCACTCCACCACCTGAAAAACTTCGGGTTACTTTTAAACACCGTGCATATGCCGGTAGCTATCCGGTGTGCCACATTCTCCTCTTCGCTATTCTCTTTCAGCCCCATCGCGAAATACAATGCATGGATTATCTCATGCAGCAGGACATCAGCCATCTGATCTTTAGCCAACCCCTCCGTCACCCCTATGGTTTGCGTGTCATAACAGCAAAACCCATACGCCTCTGCTGCGTTATGCATAGTCCTATCCAGCCACTTAACCTTAAACGTCAGGTTTAGAACCCGAATCCTTTTCGGCAGTGTTTTCGTGGTTGATGGTGACCGTCTTGGCATCTGTTTTAATCTGTATCGCCTGTACTGGTGTGAACCCTGGTTTCCCTGACTTTCTCCCTTGTTTAATCTCTTCCTTCTTCGCAAGTATCTGTGCCTGAGTGAAAGAAGACTTCTGCACCCTGTCATTCAACTCCAACAGGTGCTTAACGAGCCTTGACCTGTCTTCCCTTAACGTCTTCTCACGCTCGAGGTCGTCAACCCCCGAAGCTATCTCCCCCCTCACCTCCCTTACGTCAGTCATCAGGTCAGCGAAAAGCTTGGCCGCTCCACCGTCCACCATGTTTCGGACGCTGTCAAAGGATTGCCTCGCGAAGACCGAGTAAGCCACGGCTTCGTCCGCCGCCCTACCCGTGATGCCCACCGCATGTAAGCCTGTCTTCAGAAGCTTGTCCTGTTTCTTTAGTTCAATAGCAAACTTCTCGTCAGGATCCTCTTTAACCACAGGCTTTCGATTAACCGTTTCCGCCTCAGTCAGCGCACCCTTGGCATGTTTGCCCCACCTAGCGTGAAACTCAGGGTTCTTCCTGATTAAGTCTTTTATTCTCCTTTGTGGAGTATCCAGTATCTTGGCGGCAAGGTTTGTGTCGCCCTTGGATTCCTCCAAAGCCTTGTGGATTGCTAACTTTCTTTCATCGTCAAGTGTCATGCAACCTCGGCAACCGGCTTGTACTTATTGTTGTCCTTAATGTACACCTTGGTGGTGGACACGTTACTGTGACCCAAGTCCTTCGCAATCTCCCACCACGGCTTACCATTAATACTGGCATTAGTAGCATAGGTTGCTCGCAGACTGTGAAATGATTTACCGTCTATCCCCAAGGCGTTCATTATCCTGCGGAATATCACAGAGTGATAGCTTCTCTTCTTGGCATCCTCATGCCGCGCCTTGTCTGCTGGGAAGAAGTATTGTTTGGTGCGAGATTGTGTTTCGTCTCCGCTCCAGTTCCTTAGTTTGTCATTGAGTTTCTTGCTGATGGGTAACTCGACACGCTTGTCCCTCTTCTCTGTCCACACAGCCAGCGTGGAATTCTTATGGTTGTGTGAAGCACACTCAAGGCGACAGATGTCACCGACACGCAGTCCAGTCTCATAGGCCAGATGTATCGCAAGGTTCCAGAAGCCTTCGGTCATGGCGATCATCCACTTAAATTCATCCTTAGTGAACACCTCCTTCTCTTTCACTTCCTTCTGCCCATGTGAAAGCTTCTTCATGTTAACCCTGACCAGCTTGGCTGGGTTGCCTTCAAGCCACCCCTTGGCATTGCAGTACTGTATGTAATTGGATATTGCTGACAAGGCGATCCGCCTTGAGTTGGCCTTGTTGTCACTAGATTCATCGTTGATATGACTGGTGATCTGCTTCTCTGTGATTTGACCAGGCATCTTAGTCAGGAGCTTCTTGTCTTTAAGGAACTTGGTGATGTGAATCACGGTTTCCTGTATGGTCCTGTCTGATTTGCCAATGGTGTCCGACCACTCGCCGTAATGCGCCAACGCTTTCTCGTTGGTCACCTTTGCCCCACCCTTCATCTTGAAGAACACATCCTCACGAAGAGAGTTTGCATCAAGCAATGCCTCCATCTTCTCAACGTCTGCCTCCTTGCACATCTTCTCAGCATCCTGCTTGTTTGTGCAGCGAGTGCTAAGTTCTCTCATTCCCTCAACTGTCTTGAAGGATACATAATACACACCTTTTTTCTTTTTGAGTTTCATATATTTAGATTTTTGACATAGCAGGATTTCCTAAACTCCTGCCGCTTCTTCTCTACCCACTCATCTTCCAGCTTCTGCTCCAATCTTTTCTCCTCCTTGCGAATCAAGTTGTCACATCTCTTGACCCTGCCTTCTATGGTTCCCATTCTTTTATTTATCTTCTGGCACAGAAAACCAAGCCTTCTTATCTCACCTTGCTGACTCCTTATCTCTTTGTTTATCTCATATATCTTTTCCGTATGCCCCTGCTTTTCAAGGTTGGCGGCTGCATAATCATCTAGATGCTTTTCCTTGCTGCGCTGCGCCGCCTTTATCCTCTTGCTCTTCTTTGCTTCCTTCTCCAACTCCTCCCGTGGTAGACTCATAATGTGTTACCCATTTCACAACTAAAGGCTTGTAGAATATGTCCCATTCACCTGACACCTTGAGGTATCTGAACGATGGCCGCTTGCGAATGTAGTCTGTCACTCTCCGCATGTCCTTGGAATTGAACAGGTCAACACCACAAGCCTGACTGAACGCCTTTAGTGCATAGATATCCACCCCCGCCCAGTCGGTGCAATGACTCAGCGACACCACCTGGCCCTCAGACAGACCCGATTTCTCTGCTATCTCTGAATTCGTTAGCGGCCTGCCCCTTGGGACGCGAGCCAACAACCGAACCAAGCAGGGGGGATACCTATCAATCTGATCCCAAAACCTGTAAACGATTTTGTTCAAACAGAATTTAAGGTGACACATCCCTTGAGAAGGTCAAGGGGAATTCCGCAGCATGGCGGATTAGTTTACTTTGATATCTCTTCCCATTCTTTTATCCACTCAAGGCATTCCTTTTCAGTATCAAAGAACTCTTGTGTGCCATCGAACAGGTACTGCACATTCCAGCAGGGCTTAAAGGGTTCCAGTTTGCCAGCCATGTCATCCGGCGTAGCTATGTAACCAACCTCAAACCGACCACACTTAGTTGTGTACTGCTTGGGATCACTCATACTTGTTTCTCCCATGCTTGGTTCTCCCGCAATAATTCCAAGCCATGCTCCCAGCTTTCACATTGAACAGGGTCGCCGTTAGTGTAAATCATGGCGGTTAAACTATCATACTCAACCAAAG